TTGAAATTGTAAGGGGATCTATATATGAAGGTCTCTACCGTTTCAAAATCTAAACCTATTGTAAAAGGAGAATATATAGTTGAGTCTGTGTAGATTGAACCAGTTACAATCAATGATCCGGAAATTATAGCACTCCCAGTGTATGGAAATGATGATGCGAAGGATGAATTCAATGCGTATGATGCTGTTAAAGCAAATGATGCACTAGTAGCGTTTAATGGCGTACCATTCTGCCATATCCCAGAATCGTATATTAATGCTTCTCCATTGGTAGGTCCGGTGATAGATACATCTGTTAAATCATCTAAATTAGATATAGCTACACCACCACCACTACCTTGACCGGAGCCACGGAATAAGCCTGCAGGTATTATTTTATTATCTGTAGCTGTTATGTCGGTTCCGTTGCTTTTTAATACAAGAAATCCAATGAATGTTGTAAAATCAAATGTATCTCCTTCTGTAAATGGATCAGTAGATACATTAGCTACAGCCGTAGGAAAATCAGGATATATAGTTTGACCAAAATAAACATATAATATTCCCGTTTTAGGATCAGAATATACACGTTGGATTGTCCAATCATTGTTTGAAACAGAGCCAGTAACACCAGTTCCAGGGTCATAGAATCCAGGTTTTAATTGAGTGTATAAATTACCTCCGTTTGTATCAAATCTTACTCCCGACCCCGATCTATACACATAAGCCATACTAGCGGTTGCTTGAGTTGGGGTTGTGATTTGGGAGGGTAATTCAGGATCTTCCTCATAAAAACCACCATGAATAAAAGATGTACCGCTGCCTACAGATAATCGAAGAGTTCCAGGTTGTCCTGTCAACCCATATCCAGATATTTTTAAAGGTCCAAATGCATCAACAAAACTAGATATTTGTGCGATTTGATCGTATGCTGTTTGAACTTGGCCTCCGAATGCAGACACTTGTGTGTAATCAAAATGTCCTACTGCCCCCAATGGTATATAATCGTGGTACTGTTCATTTGTAAATCGGGTGGATTGTTGTTGCAGAGCTCCATTATTGTCAATATATAGGTAAGTTACTTGCTGTGTTGCAATGTTTGTAATACTTTGAGTGATTGCATTCCAAGTTACGTATTCTACAATAGGAGATATTTCTGAACCTGTGGTTGCATTGTGATTTACAATAATTCCTGATCCAGGAGATACAAACACATCTGCACCACTGTATGTTACAACGCCTCCATACAATAAACCAGTATTTAAGATGCCTTCAACCCACTTCCATTTTATTAGATTACCATTTTGGCGGATGTATAAGTCATATCCTAAAGATGTATTTGATGCACTTTGAAATAAAGCAGTTGTATCTAAATCTAAACCTGATGGGTCTGGGTCTTGGGTTGGGTCTAGTTTTATACTACCAGTTATAGTGAAAGGTCCTTCTAACTTTAAACTCCCGGTTATTTCTGCCGAGCCTGTGTAGGGGAAAGCATCTAACCCGGTTAAGCCACTACCATCTCCAAAAAATGATCCTGAAAATGATCCTGAAATGGAATATGAGCCTGATCGGAGTTGTTCTGGTTTGATTAATGCCATTATTAACTATTAAATTTTCCTATTGCTATTACTTCATCTGTTGGGCTAAAACTATATCCTAGCTCTACAGGATCTATTACTAGAGTTGTAACTCCCCCACTTTCAGTGAAAGAAACAATAGCTGCTCCTTCTATTAATGCACCATTGACAAATATGCTAAAGTTATTTACAGAGGTTGAAGGTAGACCATTTGGTGCTGTTAACCAACCGCTTGGGAATGTAACAGTAGTTGAATTTACATATGTACCTTCTTTTTGGATATTAGTGTTTAAGTAAATTATCACATTTGTATTGATACCATTTCCACCACTAGTTGAAGTTGTTGCAAATTGTGTCACTGATTTTGGTTTGGAAGATGAAACATATTCTAGTCCTGAAGTGGTTTCGATTCCAAAAGTTACTTTAGATTTACTATTGTATTTTTTAATAGATTTTAAATCTTTTTGTATTATATCTGGAACAATATATCCATGAACTTTCAAATTAAAATTACTTCTTACAACTCTATTTTGTCCTTGGTTAAGTTCAGTGATGGTATTAAAACTGTCAATCATCGCCTTAAATTGAAAACGTTCCGGGTTACCCCAATAAGAGTCAGACGCGTAGTTTATCGCCTCTATGATTTTATTTAATTGTTCTATATAGTAGGTTTGTACAATAAAACTATAGGTTAATGTAACATAGTCAGGAACAACATTAGCTATAAACTGTTTTGTAGGAACTCTGTTATTTAATATATCAAAGTTAGAGTAAAAATTTTTTGGGTTATATGCTTTTTGCCAAGCTGTATAAAGGTGAGGATTGTTAGCATCTAGTTTATTAGCTATAGAACGATTTTTATCCATACTATCACGTTTAAACATAATAATAGGAGACATGATTTTACCTTTTTTATCTCGATAAAATCCATCTTTTTGGATAGTTTTAAACCTTTCAGGAGAACCATAAACTAAAGGTACAGCTATTCTTTCACCATTTTGTATAACTGTAGGTTTGATTACATTTTCAAAATAGTATAAAATAGCTTCATCTACATCTTGTATGTTTACTGAAAATTGTTTATATGTGTCATTTTTAGATGAGAGTTCTTCAGATCTATTAAAATCAACTCCACGTTGGGTATCAGGAGTAAACTGTCTAAAATCTTGAGGTTCATTAGGATTACCACGAGTTTCTCCCGTTTCAGGATTAACATAAGGGTTAATCTGATCATTCATTATCTCTTTTTGAGATTTGGGTACGGGTTTTCTGTGGTTAGGCATTATATACGTTCTTTAGTTATTTGTACCTTATCAGCAGGTACATAGAATGTTTGACAAATGATTGACAAGCTAGTACCAAAATTTTCTAGTCCTGGGTTTAGTGGGTTTGGTTCGTAAGGGTAGTCAGGATTTTTACCTGTTATAAAGCGGTTAGCATTGGTGGTATGAACTTCATAATACCCTTCATTGTACATTATAATATCTCCAACTTCAGGAACAAGATTAGCATCTACTAAATCATCTCTTAAAAATTTAAAATCAATTCCCCATTGAAAATCTACACCTACTATGTCATCTGCAGGGAATTCTTGTTCTGATCTTTGAATTCGTGCAAAAAGTATTACGGGTTCAAAATAATATCTTGATCCTGCAGCTTCACCATACATGTTTACTTTAGTTTCATTTAACTTTAACTTATAGTAAACACATTGTTGAGACATAATGTTACCCATTAACTCTCGGTTAACTTTTCTAAACAATGATATATCTCTTTGTGATCCGAAAAGTGCCATATTATCCTATATAAATTGTATATGGTACGTAATTTAACTCTTTTTGCAAATATTCAGATTCTGATGCTCTGTTTTCTAAAAGTTTTTTTCTAGAGGTTTCATCAAAATACGCTCTCAATCTTTCTATAAGAGCATCTTTAGTATCTTTTGCTGAAGATAGTAGATCAGGGGCATTTAAAGTTAATTTCTCGTTTGGATCAGGAATTTCATTTCCATATTTACCTCGTACATATCCTAATATTTCTTTAGCAATGGCTAATGCATATTCAAAAATCCATTGTCTACCTATAGAGTTAATTTGAGAATATATAGGATTAGTATACGGTACTTGAGAAATGTTTGTAATAACATCTACCCCATTTGTATCTACATAAGGATTATTTCTATCGGATTTTTTAATATATTGAACCCAAAGTTTATCCATAGCAGGGCCTGGGATGGGGAATATTTTTAGATTGTTATGTATAAGCTCAAATGAATATTGTGATCTACGGATTTGGTCGTTGAACTCAATAGCTTGAATTTTTTGCAAATCATAATTTATAGGCATCATTAAAAAGTTGATGGCAGGTGAATATCCACCAAAACCAAAACTATCTAACATTTGCATCATCCCCGTACCTGTACCAGCATATGGATCAAAATATCTTACAATTGCGGGAGGTGCTTCGTAAAAAACTCTTTTAATTTCTAGATCTCCAGGGGCTACTCCTTCCTGAGCTGCAAAATTCTCTAAATTATAGTTTTGTACTCCTTGAATAAGATCAATAGATCCTGAATACCATGTGACATTTCCTCCAACACCTGCTTCTACTCCATATTGATCTGCTAATCTGATTATAGTTGCAAGATTGGGTTGAGGCAAAGAATTGTTAGCTGAGGCTATGGTTTGTGGAGCACCTTGAAAGGATAAGAAATTTTGTGCTGCTTGATAAGCAAAAAGTTCATTACCATATGTTGTAACAGCCTCTTCAAAAGCAGCATAAAAGTTTAAATCTTGTAATTCTATTTCTACAATAGGATATCCCATCCTTCTTGAAGCAAATATAGCAAATTTATCTATGTCTTGCTGGAATTGAAGATCATTATCGTAAAATCCAAATGGAGTTTCTCCAGGTTGGAAAGAACTTGAGCCGGGCCAAATAGGTACATTCATAGTATTATGCGTTTACAAGTGTATATTCAATATCTACACTACTACTTATAGCGTAAATTTTTACAGCCTCTATATCATCACCAAAACTACCATCAAAGTTACTAGAAGTAACATTTGAACTTACTATAAATACTGAATTTGTGGGGGTTAATTCTTGAGTAAAATTTCCTTGTGACCCACTAATTGTTACTGCTACACTATAGGTATCATCTAAGTTAGTAATCCTAACATATTGAAGACTACCTGAAGGGAATGTTCCTGCTCCAGGGTTAATTCCATCTAAATTAAATAAATCAATAGATGTAGTGTTTGGGCAAGTTACAATTCGGTGATCAATGTTTTTAACTCCAGTAATTGTACGAGTTACTTCATTTTTAATAACACTATTACGAATAATGTGTTCTTCTGTTATTTTTATATTAAAAGAGGTAGCAGTTAATGTAGAAGCCATATCAATATTTTGTTATAAATATTGTTAACTTCTGAATGACTTATAAACTTCTAATATAGGTTCAACAATTTCGTGTCTATGATTTTTTTCTAAAGTTATAACTTTAATTCCTGGAATGTCAGCCATGTGCTTAGCCATAAAATCAAATCCTGATTCTTTCTTGTTTTTAAGATCAATTTGAGCGCTATCTCCACAAAATATTACTTTAGATCCCTTGCATATACGGGTTAAGATTAGCTCAGTCTGAACATCTGTTAGATTCTGTGATTCATCAACAACTACTAAACAATCTGTGAAGTTCCTCCCTCTCATAAAAGATACAGGTACTATTTCTATTTTACCCTCTGTGATAAGTTTTTCGATTTTTTCCTTATCATATAATCTATGCATATTTTCGTATACTGGAGCTGTAAAAGGGGCTAATTTTTCATCTATGCCTCCTGGGAGGTATCCTATATCTTGTCCTGCTACTACTGTGGGTCTAGTGATGATTACTTTTTCAATTTCTTTTGTGAAGAGTAAATCTAGGGCTATATTTGCTGCTAATAAAGATTTACCTGATCCTGCTTTACCTTTTAATATAGTTACAGTATTATGGAGTATTTGATCTTTTGCAATTTTTTGTTCCTCGTTTAAGGTGAGTTTAAATTTGATTGGGGTTTTTGGTTTTCCTTTTCTTTTAAAAACCTCCTGTGCTTCAGCACTTCTATTATAATCTGTCATATAACGTTTTTGATTATAAATATATAAAAAAAGCCTAGCTTTCGCTAGGCTCTTTTAACTTTTATTAGTTGTTTCTATTAGATAGAAGCCAAGTCGCTCACGAAGATACGACCGTAGAATTCCGGACGGATCATTTTCTTAGCGTAACGAGTCAATAGACCTTTACGTGGTGTAAATGTATCTGGATCGTACACTAGTGGAGTCATGATCAATGGAATGTATGGAGCAAATACAGCACCTGTTTCAAGGAACTGAGATCCTCTATAACCCATCAAAATAACGTTCTCAGTCATATAAGGGTTCTTATAAACTGTGAAACGGTTATTTAACTGACCTGATTTTTGGATACCAAATGCGTAAGACATTTTAGTTGCTTCACCATCTGATGTTGATGCGAATCCAGGGATTGATTCAAGGATTGTTGCAACTGTAGGAGAAACTACCATAAAGTTTGCACCTCCACGTAGAGTTTTCTGGTGGATTTTGTTTGAAACTTTTTGCATTTTCGTTCCTAGAGTTTGGAACCATTGACCTTGTGTATTATAGAATCCTAATGAAGTATCCCAAGCAGTTTTACCAGCATTAAGTCCTTTGTTATTAACAGCTGACCAGTACTCATCTGCTGCAGAAGCATCTTGAATCAACATATCAAGGTTTTCAAGATCAATCTCTAATGAGATATACTCGCTCATGATAGATGTCAATTCTGCTTCAGCATCAAGTGATTGGTAAGCGTTAAGGTCTTGAGCGAACTCAGGAGTCCATTGTGCTTTCAATTTACGTGTTTTAGCAACGATTGCCTCAGATTTCAATTTAACATTGATTTCTGGAATAGCAAGTTGATCTGCTGAAGTTGAGTTAGCATTTGGATAACCAGCACCATTATCATCTTCAAAGTCACCACGGTTGTTATCAACTGGTTGAACATTGTAGTAAAGTGAACTAGATACAGCATTAAGAGGAACATTTGCTGAGCCTACTGATCCAGAGAAGATGAAAGTAATTGTTGTAGTACCATTAGTGCTAGTATACTGTGGAAGAAGGTTAGTAAAGCTTTCCGCAGCACCTGAACCTGAAGCAAGAGCGAAAGCACGTACTCCTTTATAGTCAGGATTAGTTAACTGGTTAGAAGTAACTGTTACTGCTGTATAATCACCAGCTGCTACAGAAGCTGAAAGTTCAGCTGTGTAGTCAAGTTGAGCCCAAGAAGCAGTTGCTACTGTGTGGCCAACTGAAGCTGATTTTTGGTTGATTGAATAACCAAATCGTCCAGCACCATAAAGACCTCCGTTTGGATCTGCACCACCAGCTGGGTTGGTATCACCGTACAAAGAAGCGTTAGCATTGTATACAGTTGAACTACCACCAAAGTTTAGTTTTTTAGCATCTCCATATTGGAAATCCAAGAAGAATACTAGGCCTGAAGGGAGGTTCATTGGTTGTACTGACATGAACTCTTTAGTTGAAAGAGATCCAAATACTTTACGTACCAATGGAAGAGCAACTCCTGCCCACTGTGCACCATCTCCAACCTGGAAAGTACCACCAGTAGTACCATTAGTTGATGCTTCAGTTACTAATTGTTTTGCTTGATTTTCAAGGATCAAGGCCATGTTGTTTTTATCGATCTCTGTAGAAAGACCTTCTAACAAACCTGTTTTTCCCCACTTGCTCGCGATACGAGCACCTTCGTTCTGCATGTTTCTCCAACCGCTAGCAGAACTTTCTAAAAGTGAATTTAAGTTTGACATTTTGTTTTTTGTTTTTAAGTTTTAAAATTAATGTTTTGTACTGTAGAACGCTAATTCTCTCATACGAGCGAATTGATCATTAGCTTCAATTATAGGTTTTTTAGTTGTACCCATTGCTTTTGATGCGCTTCCTAAGTTTTCAGAAATTGGTCTTTTGTTTGTGTTAATTCCTTCATTTAGGGTTTCATAAACAAGTTTAACTTCTTTAACAGTAGTAGCTTTATCAAAAGTTTCAAGTACTTTTACTTTTTGACTTTCTGTCAAGTTTTTACCTTTGAAGATTTTGTTTGTATAAAGCAATTTAGCATTTAACAAATTAACTTCATTTAATTCGGAACGAAGAGTTTGAATTGTTTTGTGAGCTTCAGAAAGTTCTTTTTGAAGATTTTCAAAAGTAGATGCCTGTGCTGCTCCTTTAGCTTCGGACCCAGGAGTATAAACTAATTTACCTCCTTTAATCTCAACTCTTCCAGTACCACCATCTTCTTCAGCTGCTTTAACTATAGTGTTAATATCAGCTTCTGTAGGTTCTGTAAAAGATTCAATCTTTCCGGATGCTGCTAGTTTTTTACCTGCGGCAACTTTTGCAGGGATTTCTTTTTTCAAATCTTCAATTCTTCCTGAGGAGCCAAATCGGTTTACTGCCTTAACGATTTTATCCATAAGGCCTTCTTCCATCATTTCCTCTTCTTCATCCATAGAATCAATTTCAGCAAGAAGTTCATCGATATTTACTTCTTCATCTTCTTCTTCCATTTCATCTTCCATTTCTTCATCTTCCATTTCCTCGCCTTCTTCACTTTCACCAGCTTCTAATTCACCAGCTTCGATCATATCAGCGATTACATCTTCGATGAATGATTTTAAATCTTCTTCAGACATATCTTCCAAATCTAGTGATTCTGCTTCTTCTTCATCCATCATGTCTTCTTCAGCTTCTTCAGCCTCATACATCATGTCATCATCTTCAGCTTCTTCTAGTTCTGCAAGAAGTTCATCAAGATCTAACTCTTCTTCTACTTCTTCTTCCTCAAAAATTCCTTCATCTTCAATGTTACCATGTGAATCTGTTGAATCAGGTGACATTTTGCCAAATCCTGCTTCTTCTAAATCTTCTTCTTCCATTTCTTGAAGTTTAGTAGCAAGCATAGATTTTAGTTGAGGTGTGAAAGCTTCTTCAAGAGCTGCTTTTGCATTTGCTATAGCCATTTCTTTTACAGCTTTAGCTTCTGCGATTGCTTCTTTAAGCAAATCTCTGTTTGTAGCCATTTTTCCTAAAATTATGTTTTTGTTTGGGAAATACGTTTATTAAAGAAACGTAATAGAAATTAATTAATAGTCATGCTATATATAGATTGGATAGCATATTCGGTTTATACATATGTGGGGATTTTTCAAAATGCAAAAGAAAAAAAAAGGTTGAACAAAAGTTCAACCTTGGCCAAAGTGATAAAACACTAAGGGGTGTTAAAATATAGGACAACTACCTTGAGAACAAAGAATATCCGTTATTACTTTTTGAACATTTAAGTATGGGTTTGGAAGGTTTGAATAATCAATTCCTTCTTTAAGTGGAGACATCCAGGATCCGGGGTTGGATGGTGTAGAAACGAAGTCCCAACATAATAGATCAAAATCATCTTGTACCTCTAGTATTCCATTTACTTCTTTCAATGAACCCATACCACGTGAGGATACACCTACTTTAATTCCACTATCAAGTAAAGCTTTAAGTATGTTTCCTGAGGGAGTGGGTAGAATTTCTATTTTACCCATTATGTTATCTCCATTCCACCATAACTCAGCTATATTGTGTGATACATTTTTAAGGTTAATTATAGAGGATTCAGGGTGATCAAGTTCTCCTAGAGCGCGCTTTTCTTTTACAGACTCCATATACTTATCTATCTCGCGTTCCCACAAATCTTTTTTATAATATCTCCCATTACCATTTTTAACCTCAGCTGTGGCTAAAATTCCTTCAACAATGGGATTACCACGTTCTGAGGTTTTTCCTTCGGTTAAGGGGGATAAAGTGGAAATGAAATTTTGAGTCTCTATTAATACTTGCTTACTCATATTTTTATCCTTCGTATTTTCCTTTTAAATCCTGATATAACATTTCTTTAAATTCAGGGAAATCTTTAACTATTGCCTCAATTTCTTCTCCATCTTCATATCTTTCTTCTGCTTCTTCTTTAGCATCAAGATATTCTTTAGATGGTTCTTCTTCAAAGAGTTCTGTTTTAGAAATATCATCAACTGTTTTTTTTATATCCTCTAAGTCTTTCTTCATCTGGTCTGTATCGGCTACATCCCCATCTGCCTCGTTTATAGGATCTTCATCTATTACTTGTTTTTTTTTCTTCCCAGTATATTTTTCATACATTTTAAGAACTTTATCTTTATATTTTTCAAGAAGTTTAACTTCTTTTTGAAGTTCTTTCATTGCTTTTCTGTCAACCAATTCTTTCATTTCTTCACTTTCCTCGATTGAATTTAATCGTGAAGTTTTTTCCTCTATTGCTTTATCTAGAGCTTCCATTTTAGTTGTAAGTTCAGCTAATTTAGATGCTTTTTCTATTTCTTTAATAGTTTTTTGATATTTTTGATTTTCAGAAATAAGTTCTTGTTTGATTAGAGTGTTAATTACTTGACGTAATTTATTTTCATATATTTCTTCTTCTGGGGTAGATATAATGTTTAAGTTAGGGATAAGATAGTCTCCCATTGACCAGTATTGTTTGGTTCTAGCTTTGTTAAATTTATCTTCTTTAGCTCTTTCTACTACCCCATTTAATGGATGGTAAACTCTATATTCTTTAGGTAATTCTGTTGTTGGACCGTAATTATCTGGTTTGTTAAGAATTTGTTTAATCATTGGAGGAATATCCATGATTAATTTTTTAATAGCAACTTGATTTGAATACCCTTTTACTAAGTTGTTATATAGTATATCTGAAATATAAAGTGTACCTGATGATGGGTTAAATACTATATGTGCACCAAAACGTTTTTTAATTACTTCAGGTAAAGGAAAAGTTTTAGGGATAAATCTTTTTCCTCCTTCAGATTTTCCTATAGGTGAAATTGTAGGGATTCCATAATTACCTCCTCCCCTAACTTCTTTTAAATCTCCATATCCACTTGATTTATATTTACCTTTTGCCTCTTTTGGTTCACCAAGTCCAGGAACATCCATTTCAAAACCTACACCTTTTTCACCAAACATTCCATTTTTAGTATAGTAGATTGGATCTTTAGCTAGATTTTTCAAAACAATATCACGTAGTTGTTCTTCGGTTTTATCAGCATTTTTAGGATCTTTCATTTCACAGTAATACCCTTTCATAATCTCACCAAAGATTTGATTATCAGGGTTTTTCTTATCTGTACGATCAAAGTTATTTTTAAGTTTATCTTCTACTTGTTGGGAAACCTTTTTGATCTCAGCATTAGGATCTTTAATGTCCTTTTTATTAGCTTCTTCTAGAAATTTTTCAAATGCTTTCTCATATGATTCTTTTTCACGTGAGATAGTATTAATTGGTTCTATACCAACTAAATTTTCACTAATAACGTTTTTATCCTTTAGGATATTAGATGCTTCTTCAAATGTAGCAGCATTACGAATATAGTTAGGAAACATTTGTTTTGCTTCCTTTAAAAATACATCTTTGTGTCCTTTACCTTCTTTAATTAGTTTATACTGGTCTTGTAAGGTTTTCATTCTGTTTCTCCTTTAAGTAGTTGTTTTATGTCTTTAATATAATCCAAAATCAAATCTGTTGATCTAACAATAGCATATGATCCTGGGTTTTCATTGTAATATTCTATAGTGGAATTTTTAGCGTTTGAAATTAGTGGGGATAAAGTGTTAAGTTCATCTTCAATTTTATCAAACATGTTGATTCTCTCTTGTTGAAAATCCTTAGCTTCCCCCTCGTATAATTTTTTAACTTCTAAACCTGATCCTTTTATTTTTTTAGGGACAGGTTTCCACCCTAGCTTATAATAATAAATATTTTTAGCTCCTTTAGAGTTGGTATTTTTATTAAATGCTTTTGGAGTAGCATATTGTGCCCCTTCTCCAGGAGTAAAAGAAGCTCCACCCTGTGAGGTAGAGGATTGTTCTTTTAAATCACTATATTTTTTAAGTAACCTTGCAAAACGATTTCTTAATGATTTTCCTAATTTTAAAAGAACTTCAGATTCATTTGATTGGACTCTTTGTTGTACTTTTTCTAATTTTTTAACAATATTATCTATATCGTTGTATAATGATTTTAGATTAGGTTGATAGTCTACAATCCAGGTAGTAGTCTGATGTTCAGGATCTTCACCAGTTTTATAAGTAATGAAATCCTCAGCTTCTTTTAAAGCATTAAATACTTCTAATATATTTTCTTTAAGCTGATGCATTTGCTAATTCTAATTCATTTACTAAATCACAATATTGAAGAAGATCAACTAAATTACTGTCTGTTACTTTATTAGTAATTTTATTAGGGTCTAGTAAAGATATTACCTCATCTAACTTTATTTTAGTAACTTTATCTTTAGTTTTTTTATTTAATTCCGTAAGTTCTTTTTTAAGTTCAGTAGTTTTAGAAATATAAAACTCTTTTAAACGTGGTTTATTATCTATAGAATAAATAAGTTCCTTTAAAATTTCTTTTTGGGGTTGAGAAAAATTTTCATATTTAGTATTAAACTTTTCAAGGAGAATTCTATATGTTAACATTTTAACATCCTTATCTTCTTTTTTAAGTTCTTCTAGAACACTATTACGAACGTTATTTTCTTTTATTTGAGCAGCAGTTAAATGTTCAAGAATAGTCATCTTGTTTGTGATGATATATTCTGGATTTACTGGTTTGTCATGGTTGTATATTTCAAGCAAGGTATAAAAGGCTGCTTGGATTTTGTAGTGGGGAAGTTTGTGGTTAAAGAATTCAACTAAATCATAGTGTTCTTTAAGCTCATTGATCAAATTATACTTCTGTTTACGAATTAATCTTCTATTAAGAGTTTTAGAAGATTCAACTAAAGTATTAATTATAATATCGGCTTTAGTTTCTGTTAAACTAGTCTTATTTAGTAGGGTCTCATAAAGCTTGTACTCTTTCCCTAACTCAGTTTTAACAAAGTATTTTTTAAGAAGACTTTTAACGGGAGAATCTTTACCTTCTAAAGTATCAGAGGTAATTTGTCTTACCAAAAGTTCAAATAGTATTCCCGTATTTTTGTACTTGGAATGTTTAATTTTCATTCTTTCGTAATGTTATTTATTTATAAATATATAAAAAGGTATTACTCACGTATTTGATCTTCATCTAATAATGATCCTTTTCCTTCACTTGATTCAAATACTAATTTTTTTGAATTTATAGGCATTTTTTCAAGCATTGTTTTTTCTTTAAGAGATAATGGAGATCCACCTTTATATTGGGGTTTTATTGAATCGGATGAATCATTATCTTTTTTCATTCCAAGATTTCCTAATCTATCTTTACCAAAAGCATTATCTTGAGAATTTTTGTTGGTTACTTTTTCAACAGGTCTGCCCAATGGTTTTTTCTCATCAGTATCATACCCATCGGGAACATTACCAGGACTAGAGTACATTCTTTCTTTACCATATAACGTAGCTAAATCGTGTGGAGTACCATATGATTTACCAGTTTCCAATGGATCGTTTCCTTCATTTTCTATCTGAGTTAATCTGAATCTACGTTTGGCATCTTCTCTGATTAGGTCTCTATATTCATCATACTGGTCTTCGCTTAAATGGAATATGTTATCATATATCCAATCAGTAGGGAATAGTTTTTGTTCTACCATTTGGCTAGCTAGGTCCATTTTTTCTTTCATTAAAGCTATTCTTTCTTGATCATATATGATTGAAGGAGTAGTTAAAGAAAGTTCAAAGTTTGAAAGATTTTCATCTTTATAACCTTGAGCATATAAATGGACAAGAGCTATTTTATTAAGTTCAGATACTATAATTCTTTGGATACGTTCTATAGTACGAGCAAATCTAATATCTTCAGCAGCTAATGTAGCTTTACCTGTTAAATCTTTCTCATAACCCAAAAAGGCTTTTGGTATTTTAAGTGCAGCAAATAGTTTATCTCTTAAATATTCTACATCTTGTATTCCATCGTATTGTAAACCTCCTAAGGTATCAATTTGGGTTGCTTGATCATTGCCCCTAACTGGGATATAAAAGTCCTCTAGAAGATTTTGCATGTTGTATCTCAAATTGTAATCTCCAGTTTGTTGGTCAATGTAAGGGGTACGTTTCATTTTAGAGATAGTCTTTTGCATGAAGTTTTCTACTTCAGCAGGAGCTATATTACCAACATTAATTTTAAAGATACGTTTCTCTGGTGCTCTTACTATTCTATGAATTAACATAGCATCTTCCATTAGGGTATACTGTTTAAACAGTTTTCGAGCAGGTTCTATATAACTTCTTCCATATGGTAAAAAGTTTGTATCTGTTAATAAACGGAAATGAGCCATTTCATAGTTATCAAACAATATAGAATTAGCTTGATTGGCAGAATTAGGAACATCATAGTAGCCATAACTAGAGGCAGATACTCCATCAGGATCAAATCTAAATCTTACAGATGCTGGGTTTTCTCTATCATATCCTTCTTGTCTCTCAATATGGTATGCAGTATAAGGGATAATATTATATACCCCAAATTTTTCAGCGATTTCTAGTTTAAGAAAGAAATCACCGTATTTACACATATTACGAACCCAAGGCCAAAGATTAAATTCTATATTTAAAACATCATAAAAGAGATTATATAATATTTTTTGTATATTTTCATCTGTTGATCTAATAGATAATACCTCACCCATATCATTTTTAAGAGTAGATTCATCCGCTAAAATGTCAAGTGCTGATGCAATAATAGCATCTGTATCCATAGCATCATATTCTGAGTAAAGTTGTGGGCGAAGGGTTTGGTAATTAAATGAATTTTGATATCCATAAAGAGAGGTACTAGAATTAGTATATAAACGGTTATACCTATCTATTAATGAGTTAGTTTGAAATTCCCCCGATTGTTGGATGGTATTTACATCTAGTACTTTTAATTGGTCTCCTCCAGTATTTCTAATGATAACATCTGTAGAGAATAAACGTTGCAATCGTGAAAATAAGCCTTTATCTGCCATTTATTTAATTTATATAGTTATAAATATTAGAGTAACCATCTAATATCTTCTTTTCCATTAGAATATGGATTATCCATTTTCCAAGGATTATCTTGTGTATTAGCTGAATATCCTCCAAAATATGGGGTATTTGTTGAAGTGGTACTATTTAACATGCTTTTATACATATCTTCACCATATTTATTAAATTGTAGAGCAGTTGATCTAACATATTGCCCCATTGCAAAAGACATAACTAAATCATCATTATATCCTGATTGGGCTTCTGCTCTACCATTCTTCCAAACAAAAGTTTTCATTTCAGAAAGTAGTCTCCTAGACTGGAATATTACTCCTTTGTCGGAAATAGATTCTTGGAATTTATTAATACAAATTGGTCTAGTTCTGGTGTTCATTGTAAAACCAGGGGTCATTTTAGATATGTCAGAATATTCATTAAAATATGAATCAGCTTTAATTTCTCCACTTTTTGGTGAATGGTAAAAATTTTGATAACCTCTTTCCAATATAGTTTGTATTGTAGACCACCCAATGCTTGCATTTTCAACCACTAATAAAGCATTATTATATTCCGTTGATATTCCTACCAATAAATGACCAAACTCTTTTGTTCCTATCTGTCCTTTATATTCTCCAACCTGAGTGTTATTTTCAACATCCATCACATGGAATGCTGAAAAATCTTTACTATCTCCTCGAGCAACATCTGCTAACACCATATAATTGCGAGAATAATCTGCAGGTTCCCATATCCATAAGTTACGGTCAGCTCCTCGCTTTTCCAAGGGATCTTTAACATAAGTTTTCTCATAGAATTCCATGAATTCATTATAAAAAACCGTATCTCCTGAGGTGTTAAAGTCACAATCACATTCTTGAGCAGCTAATCTAGGATCACCCAAAAGAACATCTTGTTTATCTCTCCAAGATTGATCTCTTTCTGGGTGAACTTGCCATGGTAATTTAATTGGGAGGAATTCACTATCCAAGGAATTTTCAGCAGTTTCCCACATTTGGTGGAACCAATTACCAGTACCATAGGGAGTGGATAACACTATAGCTCCACCACCCGTTGCTAACGTTTGTTGAGCTGAGGCCCATGTTTCTGCAATATTTTCAATAAAAGCAGCCTCATCAACTATTAGCAATGATACTGCTTCTGATCGTGCGGCATCTGGGCTAGATGATTTGGCTTGTATCTTAGATCCGTTTTTAAGTTTTAAAGAAAGTTTATTATTTTCTTCGTGTCCTATCTTTAACCAAGATGGAAGATTTTCATACATAAATTGTACCTTGGAAACTAGATTACGTGCAGTTGCTTGAGTAGTAGCTAAAGCAAGTACGTTTTTATTTTCATAAAAGACCATCAACCATAAAGCATGGCCAGCAGCAAGAGTGGATATTCCTAATTGTCTTGATTTTAAAATTATACTATATGGGTTATCTTGAAATAGTTTTAAGACTTTTTCCTGGAAGGGGTATAAGTGGAATTGGATTCTTCCTCTTTGGGGGTGTTGGATGTAACAATATTTTTTCATAAAGTATACAGGGTTTGTTGCACACTTTATGTATTCTTCTCTTAATATTTGTTTTATATCTTGACTCATATTATATTAATACTATTAACAAAGCTAAAGTACCCAAAAATCCCCCACCTAAAATTTTAGCAGTAGTTTTCAGATTTTTGTTTTTACGAGTTAAAGAAGAATTTTTATCTTTTAATTCGTTTACTTCTTTACTATGTAATAAATCTTTTTTAGTAAGAATATCAATTTGAGATATATAGTTTTTTTCTTTAGTTTCTAAAGTAGAAATTATACTATCTTGAAGTATAAACTTAGAGTTAAAAACATTAAGAATTTTTTGAGTTTCATGAAGTTCAGCTTCTAAAGAATCTTTTTGGATAAGCTCAATAGAAATCTTTTTAGCTACTTCATAGGGAAAACATACTTTATTTGTATCGATTTGTGATAAAATCGTAAATTTCAGTAGGAGAAGCGTTATTAATATCCCGTATTTTTTTACCATAATAGTTTCGTATTTTTGTTATATTTTGATTTAAGGAATCTATTTTATGGTTATATACTACAAGACTATCTTTATACATTTTAAGCTTATGGTTAAGAATAATCTGATCTTGTTTTAAATGTTTTAATTCTATATTTAAGCTATCTATCTGTTTTTGATATAGAGAAATATTATGAGGGGTAGGGTCTTTCCTATATAAAGAAAGAGCCAACCCCAGTAATAATATTCCTATAACTCCTAAAAGGATTAATTTAGTCTTATCTAATGTTATAACCTTTTTCATACATTTTGTTAGGCTTCAACCTCTCTTCCAGCAGCACGCTTAAGATCATCAATCATTGCCTTTGAAAGTTTATATTCTTCTTTTGCTTTCTTTAAATAAGCATCTACTTTTGGTTTGTCGTCTTTATATTTTTTAATAAACTTTAGACCCAAATTGAATTTTTCTTTCTTTTCTTCGGGTGTTGACGCTAATTCTTTTGCTGTTTCATCTTTACCCATAGATTTTACAGCCTCTTTATCTTCATCATCCATCCCTGACATTTTTTCAGCGGGGCGGCCTCGTTTGCCTGTAGTAGGTTTTTTAGGTTCTTTGTTTGGATCTGCTTTTCGTCCACGTTGTCCAACTTCTCTTTCTCCTTTAGTTAAAGCAATAAATTTATTAAGTTGGTTATCATATAGAGTATCCCCTTCAAGAGCATCCTCTACACTTTTATCAGCTTTAATTTTTTTCTTTAAAGGCAATCCTTCTAAATCAGGATTGTCTTTTATTACTTTTTCAATTGCGGATTTAAGGTCTCCAGAAATTTTGGCCATTTCGTTTAGATCCATTTCAGAAAGAACATTATGGATTTCTTCACGTATAATTTCTAATAAGTAAGATTTTTTCATGAAATATTTTTTATTATAAATATGGGTGAAATATAGAAGAAATTACTTTTTCCACACGTTCTTCTGTTGATCCAGAAATTTCATAATAGTTTTTTATTTTATGTTTGTTATATTCTAATATATCTCTAATCTCTCTATCAATCTTTTTTCTATATTTTAGATCTGTTTCTCTTACCCCATTATCTTCAACTTCGATTCCTAGTGGGGATATATAAAATATATAGTCATAGTCTTTAATAAAATTAGCAGCTAATTCATAATATGTGTCTGCGTGTCTTATAGGAATAGATTGAGCAGCATTTGTAAAAGCCATAACATCAATCACGGTTCTATCTGTGATGATTTTTGGTTGTAGAAGTTCACTACAACGTTCTGCTAAGAATATTACTTGACCTTTTAGAGTTGAATCAGTATTAAGGGGAATACCCAAATCTCTTAAATATTTAGATCTTTCTGTTGTAAAGACATAATCTTTAAATTCAGGCTGTTCCTTAAGAGCGTTTACTAGAGTAGTTTTTCCAACACTCATAGTACCACAAAATCCTATTTTCATTGTATCTGTTTATAATAATTATCTGATTCTAATATTTCATTTAAAAATGCTTCAACAACATATATTCCTTGTGCACCACTAACTGTAATGCCTCGAGCGCTTAAAGCATCACCTACGAAATGTACGTTAGGGAATTTAGTTAAACTAAGATCTTTATAATTTACTAAGGGTTCAGGGGAAAGATATTTTACCTCAGGCATATAAATACCCCAATCATTCTCTAATGTTGGGAATACTTTTTTCATATCTTCAATAAAATCTTCA